ACCAAGCACTGCATGACCTGCAACAAGTGGCGCCCTATGGCTGGCGGGAAGAAGCACCCGCGCACGGGCATGTGGCAGTGCGCGCCGTGCGATGGCTTGCGCCTGGCCAAGACACAGGGGGCTGCCGCCTGATGGGCCGCTCACGCAACATCAAGCCCGGCTTCTTCACCAACGAGGACTTGGTGGAGCTGCCCTTCGAGACGCGCCTTCTATTCGCCGGTCTGTGGACCGAGGCCGACAAGAAGGGGCGCCTTGAGGACAGGCCCAAGAAGATCAAGATGGCCATCTTCCCAGCTGACACGGTCGATGTCGACACGATGCTGGAGCAATTGCATAAGGCCGGCTTCATTTGCCGCTATGCAGTGGATGGCGTTCGCTACATCTCGATCAGCGCGTGGGCAAAGCATCAAGCACCTCATCACACCGAGCGCGCATCGGTGATCCCACCACCTCCTCACGAACAATACACCGTCATAACACCGTGCGTTAACGGTGAAGAGACGGTGAACTCACGAAAGCGAGACGGTGGAAATCCTCCTGATTCACTGATTCCTGATTCCGGATTCACTGATTCACCGATTCTTGAAACACCGAGTGGTGAGCCCGTCGCCGACAAGCCGGCGCCGCGCAACCCTCGGGGGTCACGACTTGATCCCGACTGGGTTCTCCCCATGGGGTGGGGCCAATGGGCGCTCGCCGAGTTCCCGCACTGGACGCCAGACATCGTCCGCCTCGAAGCCAACAAGTTCCGCGATCACTGGGTTGCCAAGTCTGGCGCCGCAGCTCGCAAGGCGGATTGGCTGGCCACGTGGAGAAGCTGGTGCCGCAGCGACATCGCGCAGAAGGCGCACCCCCCGCCGAGCCACCACAAGGAAACGCCTTACGCCGCCCACATGCGTGAGCGCGTCGAGCAGGCAGCCGGGTCAATGGCCCACGTCATTGCAGCCAAGACAACAGGACAACGCCCACCAGAGCCGTGGGAGGTAGCAGCAAATGCACAGCGAACCATCGAAGCGACAGACACGAGAACCGTTGCCATCGGAATGGATTGACCGGATCTTTGCCAAGCTCACAGCTCGGTATGGCCGTGACTTCCTGTCCAAGTGGGAGGGCGTCGACCTTGGCGTAGTGAAGGCGGACTGGGCAGAAGAGCTGGCGGGCCTCCAGAACCGTCCTGGAGCGATCAAGTACGCGCTCGACACGCCGTTCTCCAAGCCACCAAATGTCAACGACTTCAAGGAGGCCTGCGGCCGTGCGCCCACGCGCGCACTTATGGCCCTTGAAGCACCCAAGGCAGACCAGGACGTCATCGACCGTGCAATTGCCGCGGCCCGGGAGCTCACGCGCTTCAAGGGTGACCGCCTGGACCCAATACGCCTGCTGCGCAAGCGCGAAATGGAGGGCGACAAGACCTTGACGCGGGCTCAGCGCGAATTCTGGCGAGTTGCCCTCAAGCACGAAACCGTGGAGCAGACACCATGAAAGCCTGCATGGGTGGATTCTGTGTGGTGCGTGAGCGCTGCCCGCACTACCAGTCTGAGCAGCGCGCCGAGCCGTCGGAGCGCCTGTGCCTGCGCGGTGAGGATGGGTGGCAAGCCACCGAGAACTCCTCGGGCGGTACTGTGCGCCGCAACGTCCTGTACGCCGTGGCCATGCCGCGCGATGCGGAGAAGGGTCAGGTGCTGGCATGAGCAAGCGCAAGGCCTACCGGCCCAAGCCGATCACCATGGACCCATTCCGCAAGGCCCTGGCCCAGAAGGCGGTGTTGACCGCTGGTGAAAAGGGTGTCGTGATGCGTGAAGCCCGCCCCGCGTTCGAGCGCCTGCGCCAAGGGCGAGCCGACAAGCAGGACTGGGCCTATCTGGCCGATGCGGCAAACGTGGGCGAGGCCCTGGCCAACCTGGGCATCTGCAGCGACCCGGAAAGCAAGGCGCTGCTGTCGGCCATGCAACTGGCCTTGGCCGACATCGCCCACCGCGTCAACGCCCGCGGCATCTGGACGGCCAAGGGGGCGGAGATCACCGCCATCGAGGCCGGCCTGGACCGCCACGCCATCCAGTTGGACTTTTGCTCCCTGCAGGAGCTGCGCGCGGCCGTGTCCGCCGTGGAGAAAAACGTCCGCGCCGCACGCGCCGGCCGGATGACCAGCGTCACGATCATCGAAGGGGTTCCAGCATGACCAAGGGTTGCACCATCTGCGGATCCGACAACCACAACCGCTCGGCCTGCCCGTTGGGCCCTCGTGACGGCAAGGCGACCTGCATCACCTGCACGCACATGACCCTGACCAAGCAGGGCCCGGGGCGGTGCGTCACCAGCAGCCGGCCTGGCTGGTTCCCTTCGCCCACCTGGCGCCGGCAGTGCGGCAGGTTCATCGAGGCCACGCCCGAGGCTGTCGTGCACCGGGTGGCGCAGTACAGGGCGATTGGGGGGCGGGTATGAGCCAGAAGCAGACCTTCTTCCTGGCCCACGACACAGCCCGGGCCCGCGCGCGCCAGGCCGTGGCCACCGCACCGGCCGGCCACATGGTGGTCATCTCCGAGCCCACGAAGCGCCGGGTTCAGGAGGAGAAGTACCACGCCATGCTGGGCGACATCGCCCGCCAGTGCAGTTACATCGGCCGCCGGTGGGACATCGAGGACTGGAAGCGCATCCTGGTGGACGCCTTCGCCGAAGAGATGCGCGCGGCCGGCACGCCGCTGCATCAGGACGCCGACAGCCAAGTCATCCCGAGCACCGACGGTAAGCGCGTGGTGCAGCTGGGCATCCAGACCCGGGAGTTCTACGTGCGCGAGGCGTCAGCCTTCATCGAGTTCCTATACGCCTTTGGCGCTCAGAACCGGGTGGAGTGGTCCGAGCCAGTATGGGAGGCGATGCCAGCATGATGGTCGACACCCCAACCAGGCCGCGCCCGCGAGCCCGCAAGAACGAGGAGAGTCTGCACCAGCAGGCGCTGATCGACTGGGCGCGCATGGCCTCAATCCCGAGTGGCATTCCTGGCGTGCAGCCCGGCGCCAAGGTGGCGGACTACCTGTTCGCAGTGCCCAACGGCGGGGGGCGCACCAAGGCTCAGGCCGGCATCCTCAAAGCCGAGGGCACGAAGGCCGGCGTCTGGGATCTGCAGCTGCCGGTGCCGATCGGTCGCACCCCAGGCCTGTGGATCGAGATGAAGGCCGGCAAGAACACCCTGTCGGAAGAGCAGCGCACCTGGCGCACCAAGATGGAGGCCCTGGGCTTCAAGTGCGTGGTCTGCTGGTCCTGGGATGCGGCGAGGGCGGCCATTGAACAGTACCTGGCCCAGGCTCCGCGCCCGGCCGGCATCCTAGCCGCCCTGGACGATGCCGAGGAGGGCGAGCTCGCCCACGAGAAGGACAAGCCCGTGCGTAGCCCCAAGTACCTGCGCGCCGTGGCCGGCCTCCCGTGCATCAACTGCGGCCGCGAGGGCGCCAGCCAGGCCGCCCACATCAACCGGGGCAAGGGCATGTCCATGAAGGCCGGGGACAACAAGACATTCCCCCTGTGCGCCGCCGGCACCTGGGGCGAGGGCTGCCACATCGCCTACGACCAGTACCGCCTGGGCGACAAGCACCAGTCCGCCGAGATGGGCGAGCGCTGGGCCACCAGCACCTTCAACACGCTCAAGCGCGCCAAGCAGGTGCCTATGGGCGTGCCCGCACCAAAGTTTGACCACAGGAGACCCCATGACTGAAGCCGTATTTCGCACCGTGGGCCAGGCCCTGCACGTAGCCTATCTCATGGAGATGCTGCCCCCGACCCAAAAGGGCCCGACGCAGACCGTCATCGAGCAACTGATGCGAGAGGCGGGCGTCACGCGCGAGGTCGAGCGTGACGGTACGCTGAACTTCCGTGGCCTGAGCCCGATGGACGTGCGGGCCCAGTGCGCGATGGTGCGTGGCGCCGTGCTGCATCACTGCATGGAGGCTGAAAGGCACGCCATCATCGGGTGGTATGCCCACAACAGCAGCAAGGCCGATGGCGTGCGCTTCCTGCACCAGTGGATGGGCAGGCTGTGGACCATCGAGAACCCAGATGCCCAAATGATGATGATGTGGCGGGCCAATGTCACCGAGGGCAGCAAGGCGGCGCGCTTCTGCAGCGTGCGCGACATTGCTGGCCAGCACGGTATCCCGAAGAGCACCGTGCAGGATCAGATGACGGCGATCATCCGGCGGATCCGCGCGCTGCGCCGCAATGGGGAGAACCGGCTGGAGGAGCTGTTCGGTCGATCCGGCCTCATCGATTGCGGGGAAGTCGCGGCATGACTGGTTTGTTGAAATTAGATAAACCGGTTGACAGCTTCCGGACACTTTTGGTATAAAAACGGCAGGCTACCAAAAGTGAGTTACAAATTGGGCTATTCGGCTGGATTGTCAATTTACTCCGCTTTTGCGAAGCAGTTAGATGCCGCAAAGGCAGTCTCATCGGAACGCTGCAAGGCTCGCAAGCCCTTGACTGATGAGGTGAAGCTAAGACAGAAAGAGCAGCAGAAGGCTTGGCGTGACAAGCGTAAGGCCGAGAATTTGGCTCAGCGTGAGCTCATTCTGAGTAGGCGCTGAAGACAGCAAGCAGCACAAACCGCCCTCCGAGGCGGTTTTTTCATGCCCGAACCATGGCCCGTCCGTCGCTTTTCTCCGCCGAACTGGCCGACGCCATCGTGGAGCGCCTAACCCGGGAAACCCTCACCAAAATCTGCGCCGACAAGCGCATGCCGGATCGCTCCACGGTCAATCGCTGGATGCTGACCAACGAGGATTTTGCGACAAGGTGCGCGCGCGCAAGAGAGATTCACGCAGACGCATTGGTCGAGGAAACCATCGAGATTGCCGACGAGGCGCCTGAGCGCGCGCCGATGGGTGGCGTTGATGTGGGCAGCGTGTCCGACAAGAAGGTACGCATCGCCGCACGCCAGTGGTACGCCGAGAAGGTGGCCAGCAAGAAGTACGGCAGCAAGGTTCAGGTGACTGGCAAGGACGAGGGGCCGCTGCAGCACCAGCGTGCGCCCGCTGACCTTTCGAATCTGAGTGATGAAGACCTCGACGACCTCGAACGCCTCGCTGCCAAGCTTGGAGGCGATCAGGGCGGAGAAGGCAAGGCGGGATAAGCAGCGCTGCGAGCAATCGCACCTGCACTTCACGAAGAAGTTCTTCAAGCACCGCCAGGGCATCGACTTCCTGGTGAATTGGCACCATGAGCTGATCTGCGACACGGTGCAGCGCGTCATCGATGGCGAGCTGAAGAACGTGGTCATCAACGTGCCCCCCGGCTCGTCGAAGACCGAGATCGTCTCGATCAACCTGATCGCGCGCGGCCTGGCCATCAACCCGCGCGCCAGGTTCCTGCACATCAGCTACTCGGACGACCTGGCCCTGCTCAACAGCCAGACGGCCCGGGACATCGTCCAGTCGGATGAGTTCCAGGCGCTCTGGCCGCTGGCCATTGCCGACGATGCCAAGAGCAAAAAGCGCTGGAACGTCGTGCAGGACGGCCAGAAGGTGGGCGGCGTGTATGCCGTCTCGCTGGGCGGCCAGATCACGGGCTTCCGAGCCGGCCACATGGCGCCTGGCTTTCAGGGCGCGATCATCATCGACGACCCGTTGAAGGTCGAGGACGCCTACAGCAAGACGCAGCGCGACAAGGCGAACCGCAAGCTGGTGTCCACGGTCAAGAGCCGAAAGGCCAACCCGGACACGCCGATCATCGTGATCATGCAGCGGCTGGCCGAGGAGGACCCCACCGGCTTCATTAAGTCTGGCCAGATGCCGGGCGAGTGGGAATTCATCGAGATCCCTGCGCTGATCAGCGACGAGTATGTCGAGGCTCTGCCCGAGCAGTACCGCGAGGCTATCGACTCGGGGGAGCGGGACCAGGATGGGCGCTTCTCATATTGGCCTTACAAGGAGCCGCTGCCCGATCTGCTGGAGCTTGAGACCAAAGACCCCTACGTCTACTCTGGGCAGTACCAACAGCGGCCCACGCCACTGGGTGGCGGGATCATCAAGTCGAGCAAGTTCGGGCGCTACTCGGTGGTGCCCGAACTGCACTACCGCGCGATCTTCGTGGACACGGCCCAGAAGACGGCCGAGCGCAACGACTACAGCGTGTTCGAGTGCTGGGGGGCAGGCAAGGATGGCCGGGCCTACCTGCTGGACCTGCTGCGCGGCAAGTGGACGGCGCCGGAGCTCAAGCGGCAGGCCATCGACTTCTGGAACAAGCACCTGGTGTGGGGGCGGCCGCATGGCTCCCACCTGGTGAAGATGTGGGTTGAGGACAAGTCCAGCGGAACCGGCCTCATCCAGGACATCCAGGCCAGCGGGCACATCCCCATCGAGGGCATCGAGCGGGAGAAGGACAAGCTCACACGGGTGATGGACGTGGTGTCCTACATCGAAAGCGGGCTGGTCTACATCCCCGAAAACGCGCCGTGGGTGTCGGACTTCACACAGGAGTGCGACGCCTTCACGCCTGACGACACGCACATGCACGACGACCAGATCGATCCGATGGTCGACGCGATCAACGAC